AGGCGCCGACCTCGAGCAGTTTGGTGACCGGATCGCTCTCCAGGCTGGCGGTCCAGCCGTCGCCCAGGTATTCGCGAAAGGTCTGCAGATCGGCCTGATAGAGGGCTTCGTAGTCGAGGTCCTCCAACAGTTGCGGAGCTGGCAGTTGTGACAGGTCGACCTGGCTCATACACGCACCTCCAGCAACGCTTCATCGCCCAGGTAGCGCCCCTTCAAGGCCAGGCTGACCTGGCCATCGAGCACGGCGACGACCTTGACCCGATCCAGTTGCAAACGGGGCTCCCAACGGCCCAGTGCGCGAGCCACTTCGGCCTGCACGGCACTCTTCCAGCCCTCGTTGACCGGCAAGTCGACGAAACGCCGCAGCTGGCTGCCGTATTCAGGGCGCATGCGCCGGCTGCCCAGCGGCGTGGTCAGGATGTCTTCAATGGACTGGCGCAAATGATCGATGCCGGCCAGCGGCTGGCCGGTGCGGCGGTCCATGCCGATCATGGTGCACCGCCCTGTTCATGGGTATGCATGGCATTCTCCTGTTATGAAAAAGCCCGCATGCGCGGGCTTGATTCAATGTTTGTGGTTGGCCGTGTTGCCGGCGGTGTCGATGATCCGCCCACCGCCATTGATGTCGCCGCTCACCTGCAGTGGGCCGTCGACCGTGACATTGCCTGTGAGATGTATCGCTGCCGCCTGCAGGCTGATCGCCGCTTCACTGACCTGCACGGTGCTGGCGCCGACCTTGATCGTCGCGCTGCCGCCAGGTAGTTCGATGTCGTAGTGGCTGGCCTGCCAGTCGTAGCTGAGCGAACCGCCATCGGCGAAACGCCAGACCTCGACATGCGCGCGGGTGTCCGGCGCACTGCCGGCATTGCCATAAAGCCCTGGCAGGAAGGTGCCCTGGGCCGGCTCGCCGCTGGGGCTGAGCAACACGCCCTGCTCGCCCAGGCTGGGGGCTCGCCAGTGCCGCGCCTGGCCGGCCGCCTGGGCGTGCCAGCGCAGCCAGGCGCTGGTCCAGCCGCTGCCGTCCGACACCCGCACCCGGGCGGCGGCAAGGTCAACCGCCACCACCCGGCAGGGAATGACCAGGCAGGCCAGCATGCGGTCATGCATGGCGCTGACATAGCTCATGACAGCTCCTCGGGGGCGATGTACTGCGCTTCATTGCCCACGCCGACTTCCGGCGCGAAACCCAGCACCAGGCTACCGGGAGGCTGGTCCGGCCAGTTCCAGCGGGCCTCGCCAAGCAGCACCGGCTGGTCCCAGCGCACGGTCCAGGCGCTGCCCTCGAACTGCGCCTGCACGTTGCGGCTGGCCTCGACGAAGTCCAGTGCCCAATGCTGCTGGCGCAGCAGGTCCATCAGTTGTGCGGCGAGCAGGCTGCCCTGCAGGCGCGCTTGCGGGTTAGCACTGTCGGCGGTGATGTCCGCCTCGAAGGTGGCGATCAACACCGAGCGGCCATCACGCGGCGCTGCATCTGCCGTCATTTGCACGATGCCGTGGCGCAGTGCCGGTCGTTCCGGGGCATTTCCTACAGCTGTATAGGCATCGACCGATGCCAGTTCCGGCATTGCCTCACGAATGGTTGCGGTCACGGCCGCATGCAAAGTGGCCAGTTCGCTCATGCATATTCTCCTTATCGCTCGTCGGCCTGGGTGCTGTCGCGCAAGCCCAGGCGTCGAATCGCCCAGCGTTCGTACAGGCGCATGGCGACATCGGCGCCGCCAACCGCAGTCATGCAGCCCAATGCACTGGCCGCCCAGATCGACAGGCCGCCGGCATACAGCAGCATCACCGTCGACACGCCGCAGACCATGCAGGCCCCGGAGCGCAGCGCCAGCCGTCGCAGCAGCGACCAGCCCGTGGCACCGGCCTTGTCAGCCCGCCACATCTCTCCGCTGAGGCCCCCCAGCAATGCCAGGACGATTACCAGCCAGAGCGGCATTTCCAGCAACGCTTGTTGCTCGTTCGTCACTGTCCTGTCTCCTGTGTTATGCCTGTTGGCGGAGGCCAGCAGGCGGGTTGTGGGTACTCTGTCTCTTTCAAAAGCCTCGGCATTCCAAAAGGTCCGGCTCGCAGGCCTTTCAGTAATGCGTTGTCGAACCGCCGGACACGACTGGTGACGCCGCGCGGTTCCGCTACAAATTGGTGACTCCGACCGCGGCCGCCTGCCCGCCGGATAACTGTTCGTGGTGCTTTACGCTGCACACCCGGGCCAGTTGCCAACCCTCTGGACAGTTGAGGCCTGTCCATCGCTGCCTGTGTAACAACCGGTTTCCGTCCGGCTTGAGACACAGGCTATGCATTCATGCATATGCAGTCAATGCATTTCTTCACTTTTCTATGCATTGATTTTTGCTGATATGCATGCAGGCCATGCGCGGCCTGGTTTGTAGGGCTTTTCTGCAGACGAAAAAAAACCCGCCGAAGCGGGTTTGTTTGGCAGTGAGACTGTCAGCGAGCGTACATGCCCCACCAGAATACATGCCCAAGCAGGCTGATCTGCTCGTCCTGCATCTGCTGGAAGCTGTAGTCCTCGTCGGGATGCTCATCGCGGTTGAAACTGCGCAGGCGGATGCCGGTAGGCAGGCGGTAGACCTGCTTCACCCGCAGCTGGCCATTATGGTTGATGGCGTAGAGGTCACCATCGATGATGTCGCCAATCGAACATTTGCCGGTATTCACCCCGACCGTCGCCCCGTCCCGCAGCACAGGCAGCATGCTGTTGCCACGCACGGTCACACACTTGGCCTGGTCGAACTGCACGCCATTGTGACGCAGGCTGCGCTTGCCGAAACGCAGCCGCGCACGCTCGCTCTCTTCGATGACGAATCTTCCTGATCCTGCTGCCAATTCGACCTCACGAAGGAAAGGTACCGACACCTCGTCATCCTCGACGGGGGTTTCATCGTCCCACAGGCTGATGTCGCTGAGGTCCGCGTGGCCGTGGGCCGGCAGCGCGGCTTCGCGCGACTCGCCAAGCTCGGCACGACCGCGCAACTGTTCGGTGCTCACGCCGAAGTATTCGGCGATCTTCGACACGTGCTTGTCGGAAGGGTCGACGATCTTGCCGCCGAGAATCCGCGACAAGGTGGATTGAGGGACACCCGTGCGCCGGTACAGCTCCGTCGGGGACAGGCCGTGGCGGTCGAGCAGTTCTCTGAGTACGGAGGCTACGTTGCGTTTTTGCATAGCGTGCATAATGCAGGCATAAGGCAGTGAATGCAATGCAGCGTTCAGCACACCTCGAGGCTTTCACGAGCCATTGCCATGACCACTTGCTCGTCGGTCTCTGGCAGACGTGGCAAGCCCCGGGGCCAACCGGTCGACCAGTCGCAACCACCCAGCCGGCGCATGTCCTCGACCGCCGAGCGCCACCAGATCACCTTGCATGCCTGTTGATACTCGTCGTTGCCGATGAAACTGCCGTACAGCAGCTTGCGGCCGATGCCACGCATTTCTGGCGGTAGCCGCTTGAGACTCCACTTGGCGATAAGGCGATCGAACCACGAGGGTTCTGGCCTTTGCACCGGCACCTGCAACGCCAGCTCGAGCATGCGCGCATCGAAGCGATCACCATAGCGCGCGAAGAAGACTTCAAGAACGGCATGAATAAACGGCTTCATCGCGAAGTAGTGGCTGATGACGCCCCGCGCCTGGTTGATCTGCCTGCCATGTAGCTCGAATGAAAAGGCGATCTGCTCAATGGTATGCAGGGTAGCAGCATAAGGCGTCCAGGCGTCTATGCGATGCACGGCACGCTCGGCGATACCGGCGTTTTCCAGGGAAAAGCCCAGTACTCCGCTGTTACAAAGCCGCAAGTCGCTTGCCGGCGCGTCCCCGCAGTCGGTCAGCGCCTGGGTGAAACTTGCGTAGTAGTTGGCGCGTGAAGCCTCTAGCCAGCTCATCTCGATTTCATCCACCAGGAACTGGCGAGCATCGACCTGCCGGAACAACTGCATCGGTGACTGCAGGAACACCGTATCGGTATCGATGAAGATGGTCTTTTCTGCCCACGGCGCAGCATGGGCGATTGCGCATGCCTTGCGGCGGTGAATATAGCCACCGTCGCCGCTCCAGGCCTGGAGCTGTTCAGCCTCAAGAGTGATCACTTCCACCGGCCAGCCATCGAAGGCCTGTGGCTGGTCGGTCAGCACGCGAATGGTCGGCAGCTCCCCAGGCTTGTTGCGCGCCAGCGCAGTGAGGATGCTCAGCTTCGCCTCCAGCTGGTAGATCCGCCGCTCACCATAAAGTAGGTAGATCAGCTGCTGTTTGGCAAAAGAGACCGTGCTGGAAACATTCATCGTGAAATTCAGGAATCGCGCTGCAAAGGGGGGGCATTGTAGGGAAGTGCGCGGCGCTTAACCACACTGCTTGCCGCGCGCCTCGCCTGCAACTCGGCGAAAAAGCCTGTACCATTGCCGGTTTCACAATCGCCAACCAGATCACCCGCTGTAAGGCCCCGAATGTCTGATCTTTCCGCACACACACCGATTGTGCTGGAGTATCAACGAAAAAAGCGCCCAAGCCCCCGCATATACAGGGGCTGGGCGCTTTTTCGTGCCTGTTGGTGATCCGTCAATATGGCGTAGATGGGCATAGATTGGCGCTCGGTTTGCCCCATTTTTGCCCCATGCAGAGACCTCCGCCACCACGCCGAGCCAGCTCACTAGCACTAGCACTAGCACTAGCACTAGCACTAGCACTAGCACTAGCACTAGCACTAGCACTAGCACCAGCTCGATGATGGATTGGGCAGACTTTTCTTAGCAGCCCTATTTTACAAGGGGTTTCAGCAGAACGCCGATCTCCTGTAACAATTTTGTACCACCTGCACTCCTATCTTATCCGCCAATGCCGCGCCCACCGAGAAATCAGTCTGCATAGAACCCTTGCATTTACAGTCAAAGGACTAGAACGGTTCACACACATACTCTATAAAGCTGGTACATTTTTTTGCAGGCAGAGAGACGGTATTTAGGAGGCTACAAGGAATGTCAGTCAACATTGAGACGGTTGCAGAGTTCATATTTGCCTACACGCGCAAGTATCGTAGCGCATACAGTAGCGCCACTACGCCTCAACCAAACGGCCCCGGCTATCCAAAGGTGGTTAAATCTCCATATTTAGACGCAAAAAAGTTCCAGATCTATGTAGCACAGGATGGCATTGTAATATCCATTGAAAACGAACCACCATATCAATGGTTTATTGCTGGCGGCCCAGCACTAAAAATAGACTACGAGCCAACCAGAACACCCAAAGAAGTCACCCAGCTTCTTGCCGACAATAACCTCCAAGGAAAGCTTAATGGCATTTATAGGGTAGTATCGAAAAAACCTTTGGCATCCTGCATATGGCGCGGGCGGTTACAGGACATCAGTAGAGAACTGGAAGTCTCAGATACCGAACTGGGATTAACACTTACCCTCAAACAAATAAATTCACCCTTCAAGAAATTAGTAAACATACTGACATTTGGCGCCTACGGCTCGGCGTTCGATCCAAAACTCGGCGATGAGACCCTTGATTTTGGAAGGTCTCACATATCTAAGAACCTTGGTTTCTTTCCAGCAGACCTGAATAACAGAAGATTTTTTGAGTATCTCGAAATATTTAGTCATGGCGATAAGGCTGCATGGGACAAGCGATTGATACCCCTGCGCGTACAACAAGATCTTCGCCGCGACATAGGTTCATCCTTAGCTTCATTTGGTCGAGAGCCGCTAGGGGGCACCATGGCGTTTGGTGGCGTACCGGGTTGGCTTGAGTCTTATAACAATCGTCTGGAATCGTTGAGAGCTGCTATTTCTGTACTAGGCGATGCATTAAGATTTCAGTCAGACAGCATTGAGTCTACATTTCACGAAATCCTAGAGAAGCATCCCGTACTGCTTGACGTCTACGGATATTGCGAAAGCAAGCCCGAACTAAACTACCCAAAAGGTCAGACCTCCCCCATTGGAAAAACAAAACTTCAGCCAGATTTCATCATAAAGTACCCCGACCAATCATATAAGATGATCGAAATCGAACGACCGTCCAAACAGATCGCTACAGCACAAGGCCAACCTAGAGCGGAAGTTGGCCAAGCCGTATTCCAAACAGCCGAATGGAAACACTATATAAAAACCCATTACTCGTTAGTCTCCACACGCTACCCAGGCATTCAGTCCAAATGCAAAACCGCCGTAATCATGAGCCGCTTTACTCAGCAACACTTCAAGAGCGTGACCGATGCACGAGACTACATGGGGCTAATGATGGACCAGTATAATATCGATGAATTCCTCACATTTGACGACCTTCTAGAGAGGGCAATTTCCGCGCACACCATGCTTTCAGGTTTGCCGCCTACATAATTTTGTGGGCTCTCCCAAGAAGGTGCCCCTGTAGGACAGGCATAAACAGCGTTAGAAAAATCTAAGGGACACCTGCTGCACTCCAACTAAGTCTCACGCACCTCTGAACATCAGCTCAGGTATCGACGGAGCAAGGGTCGGGCGCTCTGCCCCCCCCTGCTCGCCCAATCTCAGAACAGCAGCCCTAGGCCAGCGGGCTGCCAGTTCATGATCACCAACTCGCCAGTCACATCGGCCTTGCTCTGCCGCTGGTTCGTGTTGCTGTAGCGGATATCCAGGCACTCGAAGTGGAAGCCATCGAAGGCGCGGCGGATGTCCGGGTGGTCATTGATGCTGACCATCACTCTGCCCTTACACCGGCGCATGAAGTCGGCCATGCGCTCGTACTCCTCGAAGGGGAAGTCCACGCCATAGCCGGCGGTCTGCCAGTACGGAGGGTCCATGTAGAAGAACGTGTGCGCTCGATCGTAGCGCTCAGCGCAGGCGAGCCAGGACAGGTTCTCCACGTAGGTGCCGGCGAGGCGCTGCCAAGCGGCGGACAGGCTCTCCTCAATGCGCAGCAGGTTGATGGCCGGCCCAGTGGTGGCGGTACCGAACGCTTGGCCGGTGACCTTGCCGCCGAACGCGTGCTGTTGCAGGTAGAAGAACCGGGCGGCGCGCTGGATATCGGTGAGGGTCTCGGGGCGTGTCATCTTCTGCCACTCGAAGATCTGGCGGGAGCTGAGCGCCCATTTGAACTGGCGCACGAATTCCTCGAGGTGGTTCTGCACAACGCGGTAGAGGGTGACTAGGTCACCATTCAGATCGTTTAGCACCTCCACCGGGGCGGGCTGGGGGCGCATGAAGTACAACGCGGCACCGCCGGCGAAGACTTCGACGTAGCATTCATGAGGGGGAAAGAGAGGGATTAAGCGATCGGCCAGGCGGCGTTTGCCACCCATCCAGGGGATGATTGGAGAGGTCATAGGTATGCAAGTCTTTACTGTATGGATAAACAGGTGTTAGGCTCGCCGCGCTTTGTGCACAAGGCAGGGGCCGCGGCTGGACTTGCAGGAAGGGTCTGCGGGTTCGGCGGGCCGGGCTGGATGTTGACGCATTCGTCCCGGCTCGCCTCTTTACTACTTGGTGACTTCGCGCACGTAGGCCTGGCAGGCCTGCAGCGCGATCAATCCTCGATCACCTTCGTCGGTGATGGCGACAATTCGTTGAGCATGCGCTCGGTCAAGTTGGGCGCGTACGGCGCCATGTACCACGCCTCCGGCGCCGGGGGCTTCTCGCACCCCACCGTCACAACCCGAGGCGGCAAGGGCTCCGGCGTCGACAAGGACTGACAGCCGCAGATCAGCGGTAGCAAGCCGGTCACGCAGACGAGCCTGAGCTTGTTGAGCATCGTTCAATTCCTTCCAGTGCGTTTTGGTCTGGTCCTGCAGGCGATCCTCCAGGGCGCGGCGCGCATCCTGCTGCTCTGCCAGTTGCTTGAGCGCCGCTGTAGCAGCCTCATCTCGCTCACGGCTGTAATCGCGGTCCTTCTTCGCCAGCTGCTGGCCGTAATCGTTGGCCTGCACCGCGAGCCGTTTCCCGTAGGCGTTGGCCTGCCACACCCAGGCTATCCGGGCGCCAACGGCGCACACGAGCACCAGGGCCGCCAGGGCCGCCAGGGCGATCAGTCGACCGCCCCAGGCGCTCACTGCAGCACCTCAAGGGCTCTCTTGTATATGGCCATGCGATCATCCAGGCCGTTGGTACCGCCGTTGATCCGCTTCGTGATAGTCAGCATGTCGCCTTTGTCAGCGAGGCTGTTCAGTCCCTCCTTCTGCCAGAACCAACCGGCCGACATCGCGGCGTACACCGGCTGCTCAAGCAACTCCGGGGTGTTGAGCAAGCGGCTGTCGCCGAATAGCGCCTCGCTGCAGGCCTGGTAGTTGAACCTGCCCGTCACCTGGATGAGCCCGCGACCGCAGTAGAACTGGCCGTCACCGTCGGCCTCAGGCGTATTGCCCAGGCGCTGTGCCAGGCGGCCGGTGTCGTACTTCGACAGATACTTGTCACTGCCAAGTTCACGCACATATTGCAGTTGGCCGGACTCATGCCCCACCTGGGCGATGAACGCTGCCATGCGCAGCCGGGTGACCACGGCGAACTTGCCCATGGTTGCGTTGAGGCCAGGAACAAAAACGCCGGCTTTGCGGCCGGCGTTGGGGAGGATTTGGAGCAGCTGTTTTTCACTAATCGGCATTGCGGACACTCCTTGACTCAAACAGATATAAAAAAGCCCCGTCAGTGCGGGGCTTCATTGGGTTTGTTCAGCGATCCAGGGCGGCGCAACTGGCCGATGCTCGATCGCGGGGAAGTCTGCAGACTGAGGCCAGTCGCGCAGCGCCTGCAGGTACGTAAGCAGCTCGGCAAACTGCTCGTTGGTCAGGGTGGTCGGCTTCTGCAGGTCTTGCTCATCACGATGACGCTCACGCAGCCATTTAACCTGCTCGACCTCAGCATTTCGCCACGCCCTCTCCTGCTCCGCCTGCCGGGCATCGCGCGCAGCCGCGTTTAACACCCAACCATCATCCAACCAGGTGAAATCTTCCCCGGGCCACTGCAGGTGGGTGTAACCGGGCGGCAGCTCGCCCAGCTCGAAGTGCTGCACAGCTGCCCCCGTTGCGGTGGCGTAGATCAGCCCACGGTAATCGGCCTTTAGCACCCATGCGTCACCTTCCAGCACCGCAACCTGCTGTTCACCTGCAGCCGGTGGTTTCAGCTGGCAAGCGTGCGCAGGAACAAGCAAGAACGTCGGGTCAATCGGATCAAGCCGCGCTTCGCCAACCCCGATAAACTCGCCCGTGTCTGGGTGCGCGTGGTAAATCGTCCGGTCCAGCTCTTTTTCCACTTCCATCTTTCACCTCGAATTTAGAACTTGATGCACCAGAGCATTGCGACGTTGCGCATTCTGGTTTCAGTAGCGACCCGCACAGCACCGTAACCGGCAAGATCCACCGGCCCGAGAATGCGCGACGTGCTGGTCGAACTGGTCACGCCGTTGTTGTGGGACAAGAACTCACCAGAACCACCGGACATGCCGTTGATCTGGTTGGTGTTGGCATGACCGTGCCCTTGGATGGCGTCCAGTTCGATCGAACCAAGTGCACGGCCCGGGTTGATGCCCCGGCCATTATCGAGGCCTCGGATCACCTCGCCGCGCAGGTCGGGCAGATTGAAAGTCGTCGACCCATTGCCCCAGCCGAACGCGCCCTGCGTAACGGCCAGTAGGGCGGGATAATTGGCCCGCAGCACCTGCGAACCATCCGCTGCCAGCCATCCCGTTGGCGGCGTCGTGGTGGCAAACGCCTGAATGGCGCCGGCCATGTTCGACACCACTTCGATCCAAGGGCCGAAGCTGTAGGCATCGCATGCTCGATGCCATTCGCGGGCAGTCACATGCTCGCGGAAGGTTTGTTGAACGACGCCCGCTCCCCACACTTCGTGTCGCACGATAGAGCCCTGCGGGTTGGCACCTTCTGGCACGTTCAGGCAGCCAGTGGTGGTCCTGAACCACGATGTGACGTCAACCCGGGTGTTTAGGTTGTTATTTGGGAACACCGGCGCATATGCCCCCAAACCGTTGTCACCCACCGTCATTTTTTGCTGCAGCAACTGGTCGGTCTGATTCCGCGTATACGCGTTGTCCGTATCCAAGATGCTACTGGTGGTCCAGACAATCGGCCCCTCGCCGGCGGCCGCACGTGCCAGAAACACCCCTTGCGTGCGGGAGACGCCAAGGCATAGCGCAGTCTTGGTCGTGTCGCGGCGCAGCCATTGCTGGCCGGTGTAGTAGCAGTTAAGCGCTACAGACGCTTCGGCGTTGGCGGTCAGAAACGCCAGGTCGCCCCCGTAGATATCCATGCCATTGGCCAGCGGGTTACGGATCGGCACCTTGCCCGACAGCGCAAGCTGCACATTTGCCGCGAAGTTCGGGTCGTTGTTCAAAGCGTTGGCAATCTTGACCATCTGATCAAAATCAGCCGATGCGCCTCCGCGCAGCGCCAGGATAGTGTCAGCAATCAGCTGGGCGACCTCGGTCTTAGTGTGGGCGTCGTTGATGCCATGGCCCGCCAGCGTGCTGGGGTTGCTGCCGCCGGTGACACGCCCTTGCGCATCGACATTGACCTGCTGATAGCTCCCGGCGGCGACGCCGGTTTTGCCAAACAGCGGGCCGAAGTTCAGCGCCGTGGTCCCGACCTGCGGTGGC